GGCCAAGAAAGCACAGTCAGAAACATTTGGCTTTGCTTTAACCAATAAGCAGTTCTTTACTTTAATGCTTGACTACTACTGGACTCAGAAGAAGTAAGAAGTACAACTTTAAAAACCTTTAAAGGCTCTGGAGGCCAAATGATGAATATTAAACAAATACGAGATGCGCTTACTGAGGCTGAGATTGAACACCTTGACTCATTGAGCAGCCGGAATTTATTTCATTATGTCAGAAATAGAATTAACTCAGAGTACAGCGATGATGAAGCGAAAGAGCTTTATTACAACACCATAGGGGAGGTCGATGACGATGAACTATTTAAAGGTACTTTAGAAGCTTTAAAGAACTTATAAGAAAGATAAAAAAAGACAATTGAATACAACTGTTAACAACTTTAAAAGGCATTATAATCAATTTTATTTTGTTGTCAAGCGTTATTTGTTGTTGACACTATAGATCGTTTAAGTTAAACTAATTTTAAATCAAATCGGAGTAGTTAATATGAGTACAGTAATCCCAATGTTCAGTAACAATTCAGCCCTTCAAACCATAAGAGATGGAGGTTATGGTTCAGCAGATTTCGATATAGATACTGCAGAGTTGACTTACACCCCACGAAAGTATCGGGATGGTGACGTGATCTATCAAGATCCTCAGTCTAGTTCTAAGATTGTTGTGTATAGAGCTGATACTGGCGCAGAGTTAGGTGTGCATGGTCAGGGTTACAAGGCAGTGCCGCCCAAGCACATGATAGATGTTACAAGAGATATCTTGGAGCGTTCTGATCTGCGCTTGAACAACATGAGAGAACGAATAGATACATCTCACGATGGTGCTAGAACTTTTGTGCAGTACACTTTGCCAGAGCATACCTATGAAACTGGTGACGGTGATACCGCAGCACTAAGTTTGTTAGCTCTTACATCGACTGATGGTACTTGGCCCTTTATGATTAGTGCAGCAGCGGATCAGTGGGCTTGCACCAACAAGCAAGTTTTTGTTACTGGCGCTGTATCAATCTACAAAGCTAAGCACACCCAGGCCTTAGACATTGAGCATGGCGGCAGAGTTATCACTAAATCTCTAGCGGTCTTTGAACAAGAGCGTGAGCTTTGGAAAGTTTGGCAGCAGTTGGAACAGACTGATCGGTTGGCGTTTAATTTCTTTGCAAAAACCCTGAAGGCTACTAAAGCTTTAGAACTTTCTGTTGAAGGACATCAGCCTGAAGATATCTTAAACAAACTGCCACGCCGTAACACTAGCTTAGAATATATGTGGGACAAGTACACTTCTGTGTACAGGAAGAGACTTGGTTCTAACTTCTGGGCTGTTTATAATGCTATGACTGATTGGTCTACTCATGCAGAGACTGCTAGAGAATCTACTATGTCTAATATAGCTTCAGTCAAGAACCAGAGACATGAAGCTATCCGGTCAGCCATTGTGTCTAGTCCACTGCGACATGCCGCATGACCTTTATTATTTTTGGTCAAGCATTAACTTTTGAGTTCAGGAATGGAGTTGGTATTGATTTAGAATTTACCAGCGACAAACCTGTTTGGGTTAAAACAATTTCAGAGGACGGGAACGCAGAGATAGCAGAGTTTGAAGGGGCGGTAATCAGCCTCCCCTTTATTGTTATTAGTTACGGCCTCTGTTATAAATTAGAGGATTAAAAATACACATTTTTTGGAGGACAAGTATGAAAAGTAAGATAATAAATATGTTAGTTTCAATTAAGGAACAGCTCTCGATGGTTTATGATGAGATAGTTCAGATAGTTATAGAAGGAAATGAAGAACTTAGAGATCGTTTAGGTGCAAAAACCTATACTACTTTAGGGGCTTCCATCCTTGTCGCTTTTCTGGTTGGGCTTACATTATTAATAATAGCTTGACCGAAGCTATGATATCGGTTAAAATTAAATTTCATTAATTAAAAATAAAGGAAATAAAATGGCTATACTTCAAGGATCTGCATACTGGGCATCCGTTACAACTCCTAACACAACTTTTGAACCTGTTTATTCAGTAAACTTAATTGTTGAACAAGAGGTTGCAGATGATTTTCAAGAGCGAGGCTTCACCATTAAGAGTATGGACGAAGGCCCAGCTATCATTATAAAACGCAAGGTTAACGGCCCCAATGGAATGATACGCCAAGCCCCAAAACTTGTAGACCGACATAAGAATCCGCTTGATGCTAGAGTTGGTAACGGTTCAAATGTCAGGGTGCAGTATAAAGAATGGGAATCAACTTGGAAAGGACAGGCCTTCAAAGGTCTAGATTTTCAGGCAATGCAAGTAGTTGACTTAGTTGAGGTCGGCACCGCTGATGGTGCAGAGTTTGATGACATCGACACTGACATGGAGGATGAACTATAGATGAATACTTTGGAAATAGATGGCATCACACACGATGTCTCATTGTTTTCACCGGAGGGGCAGGGTACGTTCTCTGTCCTTTTGGAGAGCAACAAGAGATTAAAAGAGTCTCAAATCAGCGTTGCGCTTTACAAAGCTGCTGCTGTTAAGATAATCGAAGAACTTAAAGAGCATCTAACGGATGACTCAATTATAAAAGCTGCCGACAAATGAGGAAGAATCATGGCATTCGTAAAAATACACCAACCCTGTACAGTGTGTTCGTCCAGTGATGGTGCTGGTATAAATGAAGATGGCTCCGCTTTTTGTTTTAGCTGTCACGCACACATAAAAAATTATGATAAAAAAATTAACGAAACAACTAACCAAGAAACTGAATTTGAAATTCATCAAAGGAATAAAAAGATGGAAGATTTTAATCAGCCATCCTCTCAATCATCAACAAGTTTTGTTGAGCTTACCGACCGTAAGATAAGTTTAGCAACCGCTAAGAAATACGGCGTTAAGGCAACAGTAATAAACGGGAAAATAACTAACCATCACTATCCCTATTTCAATGGACATGAACTAACAGCCACAAAGATTCGTAAAATAAATAAAGATTTTGTGTGGCAAGGTAAGGCAAAAGAAGCAGGACTTTTTGGAGAGAATCTATTCAATGCTGGCGGTAAGTTTATCACTCTTACAGAAGGCGAGTGTGATGCTATGGCAGCTTATGAATTGATGGGAAGCAAGTGGCCTGTTGTCTCAGTTAAGTCTGGAGCTGCTGGAGGAGTTGGTGATGTTAAAGCTAGTCTAGAATATCTTGAATCCTTTGACGCTGTAGTCATTAATTTTGATAATGACAAGCCAGGAAAAGAAGCAGCAATAGAAATAGCAAAGCTTCTGACCCCAGGAAAAGCTAAGGTTATGACGATGCCTGTAGATTTCAAAGACGCTAATGATATGCTGCGGCAAGGAAGGCATTCAGTATATGTCAAATGCTTCTGGGATTCTAAAGTCTATACACCTTCTGGTGTTCTTAATCTTACTGAGCAGTTTGCTGCATACCAAGAACTTAGGAACAACAAGAAAAAATCTATACCCTACCCTTGGGTTGGTTTGAATAAAAAACTAGAAGGTCTTAGAGAAGGAGAGTTAATAACTCTTACTGGAGGCACAGGGCTAGGCAAGTCATCTGTCACCAGAGAGATTGAACACTGGTTGATCAATCAGACCAAAGATAATGTAGGGGTAATAGCTCTTGAAGAGAGTTGGTCAAGAACAGCCGAAGGCATTATGGCTATCGAGGCTAATGCTAAACTACACCTTGATAGCACTAAAGCTAAGTTTACAGATGATCAAATGGACGATTACTTTAAGCGTGTCTTTATGGGAGAGAACAAAAATCGTGTATGGATACATGCTCATCATGGTGTTAACAATGTAGATGATATCTTTAGCAAGCTAAAATATATGATCATTGGCCTTGATTGTAGGTGGATAATAATCGATCACCTTCATATGTTGATTCTATCTACATTAGAATTTGATGAACGTAAAGCTATTGACGGCATCATGCACCGACTTAGAACTCTTGTCGAACAGACAGGGTGCGGTATGGTTCTTGTCTCACACTTGCGTAGAATTGATGGAAATCGTGGACATGAGAACGGTATTGAAACAGGACTTAATCACTTGCGAGGTAGTCAAAGCATTGCGCAACTCAGTGATTGCGTAATATCTTTAGAACGCAACCAACAATCTGATGATGAAATAGAAGCTGCAACCACTAAGGTGCGTGTTCTTAAATCTAGATACACTGGAGATGTAGGAGTAGCTACCCATCTAATCTATGACAAAGAGACAGGTAGGTTGAGGGAAACAAACCAGCCAGACCCTGATGAGTTTACTGGAGATGAGTTATGAGTAACCTAGTGTTTGACATCGAGGCTGATGGACTTACGCCAACTAAAATACATTGTATAGTTGCTATAGATGTAGACACTAAGGATGTGTTTACGTTTGACAACACTCAGTTGGATGAAGGCTACAACATGCTGCAGTCTGCAACCAAGCTGATTGGGCATAACATAATTGGCTATGACATCCCTGTCGTTGAGCGGATAGCAGGCATAGACCTTTCTGATAAAAAGGTTGTTGATACACTGGTGCTGTCCCGTTTATTTAAACCTACTCGTGAAGGCAACCACGGCCTAGAAGGTTGGGGCTATCGTTTAGGATTTAAGAAAGGAAACTTTGGTGATCAAGAAAATGCTTGGGAATACTATACTCCTGAGATGTTAAAGTATTGTGAGCGTGATGTTGTTCTAAACCATAAAGTTTATAATGCTTTAAAGGCCGAGAGTAAAGGCTTTACCCCTACCTCTGTCAGGATAGAACATCAGATAGCTAAGATCGTAGATCAGCAGCGCAACACTGGGTTTCTTTTAGACATCAGAAAATCTATGGGTCTTGTTGCTATGTTTGAAACCAAGCTTTTTGAGTTAGAAGAAGAAGTACAGAAAGAGTTTCAGGCTACCGTAGAGAAGCAGATAATAACCTACAGCTACACGACTACTGGACAGGTATCTAAGATAGGAAAAGACCAACACGGTAAAGGTGTAAGGCTCACGGCTGAAGAGTATAAGAAGTTTACGATGTACCAAAACCCTAAGCCTATTATCCGCAAGACTGAAATTGAATTTAACTTAGGCTCTAGGAAACAGATAGGTGAGTATCTCATAAAGGCTGGATGGGAACCTAAGAAGTTCACGCCTACCGGACAACCTATGGTAGATGAATCAATCCTTAAAAAGGTTAAGGGGATTCCTCAAGCTGCTCTTATTGCTCACTATCTAATGATTCAGAAACGCTTGGCACAAGTAAGAAGCTGGTTGAAAGAACTGGACGAGACTACTGGGCGAGTGCATGGGTATGTTAATCCTAATGGAGCAGTAACAGGACGAATGACCCACTCACACCCTAACATGGCACAGATTCCTAGTAGTAGTTCACCCTTTGGTAAGGAGTGTAGGTCTTGTTGGATAGTACCTAACGGATATAAGCTAGTGGGTATTGATGCTTCTGGCTTAGAACTTAGAATGCTTGCACATTATTTAAACGACGAGGGCTATACAAATGAAATCCTTAACGGAGACATTCACACCACTAATCAAAAACTTGCAGGACTTCAATCTAGAGATCAGGCAAAAACATTTATTTATGCACTGCTCTACGGAGCAGGAGATGCAAAGCTTGGGACAGTGGCTGGAAGAGGCAGAGAAGCTGGGAAAAGACTTAGACAATCATTCTTTGATAATCTCCCATCATTTAAAACTCTTACAAGAAGTGTACAAAGAGAAGCAAAAGGAGGATTTATTAAGGGGTTAGATGGCAGGAAGCTTACTGTACGCCACCAACACGCAGCACTTAACACATTGTTACAAGGTGCTGGGTCTATTGTTATGAAGCAGGCGGCAATACTTCTGGACGCTGAAATAAAACTAAAGGGATATGATGCCAAGTTTGTAGCAAATGTTCACGATGAGTGGCAAATAGAATGTAAAGCTTCTGATGCCGAAGATGTCGGGATAGCTGGAGTAGAGGCTATTAAAGAAGCAGGTAAGGTGCTTAACCTTAACTGTCCATTAAACGGAGACTACAATGTCGGAGATAACTGGAGTGAAACACACTAAGAGCAGAACATTACCATTAAAGCGTCTGGTAGATTTAGTACACTCTCGCTCAACAGGCGGTGCGTTTAGGCTTGCTAAAGGTAAGTCACCGCTCGTTGTAATAGAAGTTATTCAACACGAAGGAATTATTTTAATACGATGTGTCTATATACATGGAGGAAGCCAACAACTATTTTCTGGAGACAGGGAAGTCGTTCCTTTAAATAACGGAGTCTTTGAAGATGATGGTTGGTTTGGGCCGGGAGGATACGAAAAACTTGGAATGATGCCAACATAATTTACTTGGGAGAACTAGAATGAAACTCACTAATATAACTACTCCAGATAGATTTAAAGTACGCCCTGTTAGAAGGTTGTGTCGAACATCAGAAAATAAAACACGCATGACTATTCAAGGTAGACGATATCGTGTTGGTAATCCTAGTCATCCACATTATAACTTATATAGAAAGTACGGATTCTCTGCTGTGTTTGAAGAAATGGGAATCGTAGAAGAAAGCATATCCCGCCTTCAACAAAAAGTAGAAGATTTGTATGGACGATATACAAGTGGTCACATATATATATTATCTAATCCGGCTTGGAAGGGATGGTATAAAGTTGGAATGGCTGTAGAAGCTACAGATAGATTACCCACATTCCAAACTGGTTCTCCTTTTAGAGATTATAAGTTAGAATACTCTAAGCATTTTAAAGATCGCAGATCCGCAGAAAAAGAAGCGCATATTTTATTGGAAAAAAGTTCAAAATCTAGGCGCGGTGAGTGGTTCCAAAGCTCTTTACTTAACATAAAACAACAGATAGAAACCCTTAAAGGTGAGACATATGCCCCTATCAACATTAGTACCTGATATTTATAAGCACTTAGAACTTCTTTCAGGTGGTACGCCTCTGCCTATCTCCGACAAAGAGATAGATGAAACCACAGAAGCTATAAGAAGTTGTTTGCTTGCGTGGGCCAGGCCCGAAGAAAGGAACAGAGATTTTACTGTTCGTATGTCTAACGTAGGTAAGCCTGATCGTCAGTTGTGGTATGAGAAAAGAGATCCTGCTGGGAGAGGCTCCATTGATGCGCCCACTCAAATTAAATTTCTTTACGGTCATCTGCTTGAAGAGATAGTACTAATGCTTGTTCGTATGACAGACCATAAAGTAACTGACGAGCAGAAAGAAGTAGTAGTCGAGGGTATCACCGGACACATGGACTGCAAGATAGACGGCGAAGTAGTAGATGTAAAAACTGCTTCTAGGTTTGCATTCAACAAGTTCAAGGACGGGCGCTTAGCCCAAGACGATCCTTTTGGATATCTAGGACAGCTTGCAGCTTATGAAGCTGCCGAAGGAACAGAGAACGGAGGCTTCTTAGTTATCAATAAAGAAAGCGGTGAGCTTTGTATGTGTGTGCCAGAGGATCTTGATAAGCCTAATATTAAAACTAAAATATCTAATCTTTTGAAGGCTCTAGACCTAGAAACTAAGCCTGAGTTTTGTTATCCTACCGTTTCTGATGGGAAGAAAGGCAACATGAAGTTGTCTAAAGGATGTTCTTGGTGCAGGTATAAGCACGACTGCTACAAGGATTCTAATGATGGACAGGGTCTAAGAACTTTTAAATACTCTGCGGGTATGACCTATCTTACTGAAGTTGTGTCAGTACCTAAAGTCGAGGAGTATTTATGAGGGAGATTAAAGCTAAGCGTATTAGAAAACATGCTAAGACTTTATTAGTTACTTGGCTTCATTCTCTTTTGGATAAAGAAGAAGCAGATAAAATTAATATAAATAATTACATGTCTAGTATGCCTGAACAAACTCACCTATTTATTGATGGGCAGATAAGACTTAGCGCCTTTCACCCTAAGTGGGTATCTAATAAAATTAAACAGCTTCTAAAAATTTATCCGTATTTAGAAATAGAAAACATAGACTTGGAGATAATTAAATGGCAAGCGAACCGATTTCAGGCATGAACATAGAGGCAATGATAATTGCTGTTGGTAGTTACTTACATGATTCTGAGAACACAGTGTGCAATATTGATACTTTATTCTTAGAAAATTTAAGACTCTTAATAGACGCTGAACTTGAAAGAAGACAGGCTATTTTACATTGAACTATATTAAAAAAGGACACAGAAAAAAAAGAGTTCCCCGCCCTCTAGAAAAAAACCTTGTTAAAGGGTATGATTCTAATTGGGAGTATGAGCTACACAGCGGTATCCTGGATAACTGGACTTTCCATTCGGAGAAAGTTCCTTATGTCATTGAGCATAACTATCATCCCGATTTCATTAAAGAGATAGAGGGTAAGAAGATATTGCTTGAAGCTAAGGGGCGTTTCTGGGACTACGCTGAGTATAGTAAATACATTTGGATAGCTAAGATTCTTCCTGATGATACAGAGCTAGTGTTTCTTTTTGCAAACCCTAGCGCCCCGATGCCTCAAGCAAAACGTAGAAAAGACGGTACTAAAAGAAGCCACGGTGAGTGGGCAAGCGCCAATAATTTTAGATGGTATAGCGAAGAGAGCATCCCTGATTCTTGGATTAATATAAAAAAGAGAGAAACCTTTGACCGACTTCAATCGTAAAGACGAGAGGCGTGACCGCTTTGAAAGGAAAAAAAAATACAAAAAGGTTAAGTCTTCTTCAGAATTAAAAGTAACTAAACAAAGAGCCTATAAACGCAGAGATAAAAATGACCAAAAATAAAATAAATGATATAACACCAAATGAGTGGGACAGTCTTGAAGCACAAGCTCGACAGGTAGATCTACCTAGCTTGTCACAACCGATTAGAACCAAAGCAGACTATCGAGCAGCTCTACGGGACATTGAATCACTGATGGATGATGCAGAACTCGATTCCACAGAAGGTGAAAGACTGGATGTACTCGCTACACTTGTTGAGGCCTATGAAGCCAAGCACGATTACAGCTTATGTCTATCGGCAGGTGACTGGCTTGCAGAGAAAACACTAAACGCTGAGTACGATTTTATGAGTGACATGACCACTACGCTTCCAACAGAACCAGCACCTCCAGTTACCTTAACGACGATTGAGGACTCCCCGCCACGCACCGATAATGTTAATGCGCCTTTTCATTATAACGCAGGTAAGATCGAGTGCATTGAAGGTATCGAAGCTTCTATGAGTAGTGAGGCTTTCAAAGGATATCTAAAAGGAAATTGCCAGAAATATTTATGGAGGTTTGATTATAAGGGGAAAGCCAAAGAAGATTTACAGAAAGCAAGTTGGTATTTAAATAAACTAATAACAGTAGTTATCATAGAAGGAAAAAAATAATGGATCAGTACCAACAGTTTATACACAAGAGTCGATATGCCCGTTGGCTTCCAACAGAAGTAAGGCGAGAAACGTGGGAAGAAACAGTACAGAGATATGTCGATTTCTGGATTAATCGTAAACAGATAGATGATAAAACAGCTAAGCTTTTGTATAAACACATACATAACCTAGACGTTATGCCCTCTATGCGCTGTATGATGACCGCTGGTGAAGCATTAAATAAAGATAACGTAGCCGGATTCAACTGCAGCTACCTGCACATTGACTCAGCTAGAAGTTTTGATGAGTTAATGTATGTGTTAATGTGCGGAACAGGTGTGGGATTCAGCGTAGAGCGCAATTTTATTAATAAGCTTCCTATAGTTGCTGAAACTTTCCACGACACAGATAGCACCATTGTGGTTAGCGACAGTAAGATAGGGTGGGCCTCTGCTTTTCGTGAGATTGTTGCTATGTTGTATGCAGGTAAAGTCCCAAATTGGGACATTAGTAAGGTAAGACCTTCTGGTGCCAGGCTTAAAGTTTTTGGCGGCAGAGCTTCAGGCCCAGACCCCCTTGTAGATTTGTTTAGTTTCTGTGTTGGTATCTTTAAGAAGGCCGCAGGTCGCAAGTTAACCTCTCTTGAGTGTCATGATGTCTGCTGCAAGATTGCTGACATTGTAGTAGTAGGGGGCGTAAGACGCTCAGCATTGATTAGTCTTTCTAATCTCTCTGATCAGCGAATGGCTAAAGCTAAGAACGGTAACTGGTTTGATACAGAAGGACAGCGGAGGTTAGCTAACAACAGCGTAGCATACACAGAGAAACCAGACTTTGGGGCTTTCTTGGATGAGATGAATACATTGTATGAGTCTAAGGCTGGTGAGCGCGGTATCTTTAGTAGAGTAGCCGCCAAGAATATTGCAGCTAAGAATGGGCGACGAGATCCTGACCATGAATTTGGGACTAATCCTTGTTCTGAGATAATCTTACGCTCTAATCAGTTTTGTAATCTTTCAGAAATTGTTGTTCGTTCTGAAGACACTCTTGCTACCTTGAAAAAGAAAGCAGAAATAGCAGCTATCATTGGAACATTACAAGCAACGCTTACAGATTTTAGATATCTGCGGAACATCTGGAAACGTAACACCGAAGAAGAGGCTCTTCTAGGCGTTAGTATGACAGGTATAATGGATCATAAAGTTCTTAGTGGTGCAGAACCTAAAGAGCTAGAAAAATGGCTGGAGGATATTAAAAATGTGGCTGTTCAAACAAATAAAACGTGGGCCCTTAATCTTGGAATTAATCAGTCTGCCGCTATTACATGCGTTAAACCAAGTGGTACTGTATCTCAGCTTGTCGATTCTTCTTCTGGGATTCATCCTCGTTTTTCTGAGTATTACATTAGGAGAGTACGTTCAGACAAGAAAGACCCACTTGCAAGCTTTATGGCAGACAAAGGGTTTCCAGTAGAACAAGACGTAATGAGCGAGGCTTCTCTGGTGTTTAGTTTTCCGGTGAAGTCTCCTAAAGGATCTACTACTGTGAGAATGGTAGGAGCTATGGAACAGCTAGAGCTTTGGAAAACATATCAGAATCATTGGTGTGAACACAAGCCCAGTATTACTATTTACTATACAGACCAAGAGTTTCTTCAAGTAGCTCAGTGGATATGGGATAACTTTGATTTGTGCAGCGGGATTAGTCTTCTTCCTTTCAGCGACCACATATATCAACAAGCTCCTTACGAAGACATAAAGGCTGATAGATATAAAGAGCTATTACAAGAGATGCCTAAGAATGTAAATTGGTCTGACCTTCTTAGCTACGAACAAGAAGATAATACTACAGGGTCACAAGAACTTGCATGTGTCGGAGGCGCTTGCGAAATAGTATAGATATATTATAGCCTGTGTAGTAGAGGAAAATTTATTAAACAGGCTTTAAAAGGAGTAGATATGACAAAGAAAATAATAACAGAAGCTAACCTCTTAGGGTTTAAAATAATCATAGACCGCAAAGGTTGTTTGTTCACAGAGATATCTGGTGTTCCAGAAAAAGACTTGCCTAAAGCTTTTTCAGGAGATGACCTGCGCTTAATGAGACAAATACAACGTCTTCTTAGACCTAAGATACAAGATATACATAAGTTTTTAGAGAATGAAATCAATGCGCTCAACCACCCTGCTTAGATAAAAGCCCTTCCTTTTTTAGTCATATGATAACTCAGCAATGTTGACCCTAGCGCGTCTATAAGACGGTGCGTTTCCTCGTTGTCTTGATCAAACACCCCAATAGAATATAACAGTACATGGCTCAGCTCATGTAGAAATACTTGGATTATCAGTCTAGGGATATCGCTTTCCTCTAGTTCGATAATTGCCGTTTCAAAGTCTGTTGTCCCATAAGCATGATTGCCGTCTGAGTCTAGAAGTGTACCTGGAGACACAAACTTAACATCCCATATACGACCCCCCGCTTCAAACTGTTCAGGAATAATAAACATTTTAAAGTAGTTTCCTTCTCCAAAACCTTTCCTTTCCTAATAGCTTATCGGCATTTAGTATCATTTACGATAGTCCTTAATAGCCGCCTTTATGGCATCTTCTGCCAGCACCGAACAATGTATTTTCACAGGGGGCAGTGCCAGCTCTTCAGCAATCTCTGTATTCTTGATGCCTTCTGCCTCGTCCAGTGTTCGCCCCTTAACCCATTCGGTTAACAAGGAACTGGATGCTATAGCTGAACCACAACCATAGGTCTTGAATTTCGCATCTTCGATTACGCCGTCGGCGCCAACCTTGATTTGCAATCGCATCACGTCTCCGCAGGCGGGTGCGCCAACCATGCCGGTGCC